GCGTGAAGGTGTCGTCGTCGGACGCGTAGACCGTCTGGCCGACGTCGTCGGCGCTGGCCACGCCGGTGACCGACAGCACGATCTCGCCGCGCTGCTTGACCAGCACACGCGCCGCGCTGGCAGCACCTGCGGCGTTGTCGGCTTGGCGCACCGCGAAGCCGAGGAACGGGTCGGCAGCCACCAGCGGTCGCGCCAGGCCGGCGCCGTTGTCACCCACTGCGGCACCTTCGTAGATGATGTCGGTGGCCACCATCGGCAGCTCGTTGTGGTCGCCGATCTCGTAGGCACGCGGCTTGTTGGCCGCCAGCGTCGTCATGCCGAGCACGGCGCCGGTGCGCGCCATGTAGCCGAACAGCATGGCGTCGGCCTTTTCGCCCAGCGACTCCAGCGCGGGCAGGCACAGCGGCAGCAGCGCGGCGGCCACGAGCACCGCGAGCGCGATCAGGGACAGGGAGGTCTTCATGGTCGAGGTTCCTGGAAGGTGATTGCGGTGGCGGATCAGGCGGAGGCGCGGCCCTTGAGGACGCGGACCTTGCCGGCCTCCTCGGCGCGGGTGATGGCGGTGAACGCGGACAGGCTGGAGAACTCGGCGCGCACCGCCGGGTCGCTCTCCCACTTGGCCTTGCAGCGCTCCTCGAGCGGCTGGGAAGCGTCGGCCATCGGGTCGGCAGGCTTGGCCTCGACCGCCGGCGCGGCAGCCGGAGCGGCGGGCTTCGGCGCCTCGCTGCCCAGCGTCGCGGCGGCCTGCGTGCGCAGCTGGCGCTCGGCGGCCATCACGGCCAGGGCCGCTTCGCCACCGCCGGTCTTGCCGTCGAACTTCAGCGACGCGATGAGCTTCTCGTGGCCCGGCAGGCAGGCGTTCTCGACGGCCTGGATGCGCTCGCGCTCGGCGGCAGCACCCTCGGTGCGGAAATGGTCGCGCAGCTCGGCGAACAGCGCGGTGTGCTCGGTCTCGAGCGTCTTGCGATCCATCGTGAGTTCTCCTTGCGATGGGGGTTGGGGAACGGATGCGGCCGGCACAGTGGCCACCGTCTTGCTCGATGGCTTGGCCATCGGCTTGGCGCGCCGGCGCTTGGCGTAGGCGCCGGGGTCGGCGGCGAGCTGGGCGACCAGGTCGTCGATGGAGGCGAAGCCGTCGACGAGGCCGACGTCGAGCGCCTGCTGGCCGACGAAGACACGGCCGTCGGCCATGTGAGCCAGCACCTGCTCGGCGCCGACGCCGCGGTGCTGCGCCACGGCGTCGACGAAGACGCTGTAGATGTGATCGACGCGCTCCTGCAGGTGCGCGCGCCCCTCGGCGGTGAGCGGCGCCACGTCGCTGGCGATGCGCTTGTACTTGCCGGCCGTGATCTCGGTTGTGTTGGTCGCGCGCGGGTCGTACTTGTGCGTCATCACGACGCCGATCGAGCCGGCATGCACCGTCGGGCCGCTGATGAACAGCGCATTGGCGGCGCTGCCAATCCAGTAGGCGGCGCTGGCGATCGTGCCGTCGCTGACGGCGACGATCGGCTTGTCCTTCGACATGCCATGCACCGCTGCGGCGAGCTCGGGCGCGCCGAACACGCTGCCGCCGGGCGAGTCGATCGCCAGCACCAGCGCCTTGACGCGCGGGTCGGCGATGGCCGACTCGACCTGGCGCTGCAGCAGCTGTGCCGAGGCGCCGCCGCTGATCTGCGTGAACAGGTTGGCCTTGGGCGCGATCACGCCGTCGATCGACAGCACGGCGACGCCGCCGTCGCGCACCTCGTAGTCCTGCTGCTCGCTGGCCAGCGGGCGGCCCAGGCGCGCCTCGATGGCCTGGATGTCGACCTCGTCGCCACGCACGTGCGTGCCGTAGATCGCCAGGATCTCGGTGAGCTTCTCGGGCTGTATGGCCCAGGGCGCGGTGATGAGGTCGATGAGCTTCACAGTGGCGCTGACTCTATGAAGCCGACCGTCTCAAAATCAGGGCGAATTTGAGACGACTCATGCGCGCCTCGACCGCGGCAGCACGGGCTCTTCCGGCATCGCGTCGTCGAGCTCGTTGTCGCCTTCCTCCGCGTCCTGCTCGTCGAGCGGCTGCGGCGCCGCACTCTCGGCGCCCGGCACGCTCAGACCCGCCTCGCGCCGGGCCTTGGCCTCGCGAACGGCCTGCGCGTGCTTGGCCTCCCAGTCGCCGCCGTCGTACTGCTGGCTCTCGGCCTGCAGCGTGCTGATGCCCATGTCGACGCGCGCCTTGGCCGCGTTGACTTCCTTCAGCGGATCGATCGAGCCGGGACCGTCGCCCACCCACTGCGTGCCGGTCCAGGCCGCTCGCACCACAGGGTCGGCGAAGAAGCCGGGCGCAGAGATGCGCCCTTCGGCAACCTCGATCGACAGCCAAAGGTCGTACACCGGCTGGCACAGGTTGGTGGCCAGCCAGTCGCGCCAGCCCATGAAGAAGCGCCAGGCCATCAACAGCGCGCCGCGCGCGGCGCTGTAGCTCGACTGGTAGTGCATCACCAGCACCTCGAACGGGATGCCGGTGGCCATGCCGATCTGGCGCACGCAGGCCTGCCAGAAGGGGTCGAACTGCGGATTGGGGCGCCCGGGCGTCGGGCTGGTGATCTTCTCGCCGGGCAGCAGGTTGACCACTTGCATGGAGGAGATCTCGCCGCTCCACTTCGACGCACGGTCGACCAGCTGCTGCTTGGCCTCGTCGGTGAAGGTCTCGTCGAAGGCCTGCGGGTCCATCTCGGCGAACAGCGCGAACAGCGCTGAAGCGACCGCGGCATCGAGCTCGGCCTGCGTGAAGCGCGCCAGCTGCTTCAGCGGCTCGAGCACCGGCGCCAGGATCGGCACGCCGCGCCGCAGCCCGGGTCGCAGCACCTTGTAAAGGTGCAACGCATTGCGACGGCCAGTCTTCTCGCCGCGCGCTGCGATGCGCTGCCAGCTGCGCGCGCCGCCGCTCAGGTCGCCCGGGTGGCGGTTGCAGACGTGGTAGGCCACCGCCTCGCCGGTCTCGGCGTCGCACTCGACGCCTTCGGTGAGGGTGTCGCTGTTCTGCTGACCGGACGGGTTGCTGAGGCGATCGGCCTCGATGAGCTGCAGCGCCAGCGCCGGCATGGACGCGCCGGCGCGCTTGACCATCGGCGTCAGCACCAAGCCGTCGCCGCTGGACAGCGTGGTGCGCAGCGCCAGGTCCTGCAACTCGTAGCCGTTGAGCGTTCGATCGAGCGAGCAGTCCTTGCTGCCGAACCAGGCGTCATAGCGCGCCTTGGCATCAGCCTGCCAGGCGTCGGCCTCCTCCTCGCTCATGCCGAGGAACTTGGCATTGATGCGAGGGTTGCACGACAGGCCGGTGCCGACCGCGTGCGCGGCCGTCGTGTTGATGAGGCCGGTGGCCACCGGCTGGTTGCGCTCGGCATCGCGCGAACGCGCACGCAGCGTCACCAGGTCCGGGATGACATCGGAGTCGGGTGAACCCGCCATGGCGTTCCACGCCGCCATCGACGCGCGGTCGCGGCGCGCGCCGTTGTAGCCGCCGCCGGCCAGCGCCATTGCCTGGCGCGCAACCAGGCGGCGCGCCGCCACGCGAGGCGCGAACACCGCGATGGCGCGGTCGATGGCGTTCAGGCCCGGAAGGGTGGGACGCTTGGCCATGGCGCTCAGATCCCCGGCACGATGGTGCGCAGCCGTCCACGCCCCTCGGAGGCGGCGCCGAGCGAGGTGGCGCGCGCGTTCCACAGCTCGATGCCCTTCTGGATCTCGGCCAGGTTGGCCAGCGTCAGCTGGCGCCCGGCGATGCTGTAGGACTGCTTGGCCAGCACCGCCGCTTCGGCCTCGAGGTAGAGCGCAAGCTGGGCCTCGGCCTGCGCAAGGGTGATTCCGGCCATGAGTGCCTGCATCCGTTGGAGTACGGCGAGGCTAGGCAGGCGGGCGTCTCAAAATAAGGGCGGATTTGAGACGAGGCGGACGGGCGATCAGTCGGAGGGGCCGCGCTTCATCAGGCGGTAGATGGTGGCTCGGCTGAGGCCATGCTTCTTGACCAGGTCGGCCGTGCTCGTGTTGGTCAGCGCGTCCTGGTACAGCGCCGCCGCGGCCTCACGTGAAACCGACTTGCGCCCCGCCGAGCGCTCGGGATGGAACGGCTGCTCGGCGATCCACACGCGCGTGCCCGCGAACTCAGCGCGCGCGGCGGTCTCGACAGCACGCGCCGTCTCGCTCGACAGCGACGGGCACGACTGCATTGCCAGCTCCAAAGTACGCCAGATGACGTCGGTCTTCATCGGCCTCCTCGACCTGCGACGTTGTTGTTGAAGCGCGCGAACCCGTTGAGGGAGACGCGTCCGGTGGGGGTTGCGCGGATGACCTCGGCCGGCACTTCAGGCACCGGGTCGATCGCATCCAGGGGGTGATCGGCAGGCGCGACGTCGTCGGCCTCCTCGGGCTCGTCGAACAGCCCCGCGGCCGGCCACACGGCCGCCTCCAGCTTGTCCCACATGGCCTTGGTGTAGCGCGGCAGGTCAAGCGACTGGGCGCAGAACAGCGCGTAGACGGCGCAGTCGAGCGCCTCATGCGGCGCGTTGACTCGCTTCTCGACCCAGCGCCACACGCTGCCGCCGGCGACGCGCAACTGCACGCGATGCTCTGCGGTGAGCTGCTCGAAGTAGCCGGCCTCCATGCCCGCGGGGAAGTGCACGCAGCCGGCGCCGGCCGTCGTGATCTTCAGGCGCCCGAACAGCAGGTCCTTGGCCGTGTCGGTGCCCACCTCCCACAGCTTGACGCCGGCCTTGATGATGCGGCCGCGCCAGTTGACATCCTGCTTGCTTGCCTTGCCCTTGACGGGTCGCCCATCGAAGCGGCTGCCCTTGATCGCGAACACGCGGCGGCGCTCGCGCGTGCGGCAGAAGTTATAGACCTGGTGCGTGAAGTGGCCGCCGGTGTCGACGGCCACCGCCTCTATGCCCAAGCGCGCGCGCCTCCCGGCGAGCGGGAACGTGCTCTGCAGGTAGGCGTCGAGCTTGTCGAAGTCGCGCTCGTCGGCCGGGTTCGCGCTAAGCACCTGGTGGTCGATGAGCCAGGACTCCTCGCCGCGGCCGAAGCCCCACACGCTGACCTCGAAGCGGTTGTCCTGCACGTCGACGCCGGCCACCAGCACCAGGCAGCCACGCGGCACCGTGCCGCGCGCGTGCGTGGTGACACGCTTGGCGAGCTCGTGCTGGTCGGCCGACTCGCCCTTGGCCTCCCAGGTTTCGCCCAGCGTCTCGTTGACGAAGCCCTGCAGCGGACCGACGTCACCCTGCTTCGCCTTCTCCTTGGCCTCGAGGAACTCGCGCACGATGTCGACCCACTCCCGCTGCGGGCTGTACGCCGCCCACGGCCGCATGGCGACGTGGCGCGGCGGCTTGATCTGGCGCCCGGCGTCATCGCGCCACACCTGGTCGGCGCCGTAGCGGATGCCGGTCTTGTCGCACACCCAGGCGCCGATCCAGCAGCGCAGGTAGTCGGCCTGGCGGATGGCGTCGCGGCAGTGCGGGCACACGTGGCGCACGGTCTCGGGGTCACTGCCGTCCCACTTGAAGCCGTGCGCAACGTCCTTGCCGCCCCACTCCAGCGGGTGCTCGGCCTGGCAGTGCGGGCAGGTGATGCGATAGCGCATGTCCGCCACCGCCTGCAGGGCTCGGTGCTCGACGTGGCTGGCGCCCTTCAGGCGCGGCGTGCTGCCGACGATCAGCTTCGGGAACGGCGCGCCCTCCAGGCGGCCGCGCGCCAGCGTCACCGGGTCGGCGCTCTTCTCGACCTGCTGGTCGAAGCCGTCGATCTCGTCGAGTTTGGCCGCGGCCACCGTGATGCGGCGGTAGGCGCGAGCGGCCTTGCCGCCGAGCAGGTGCAGCACGCTGGAGCGGAACTGCTTGAACTTGATCGTGTCCTCGACGCCCTTGGTGGAGCGCTTGGCCGCGCGCACCGCCTTCACGCCGGCGATCATGGGATCGACCTCGCTCTTGACGAAGCTGTCGCGGTCGTCGTCGGTCGGCTGCCACACCGCCTGGTTGCGCCGGCGGTAGGCGGCATCGAAGCCGATCGAGGCGGTCAGCATCTTGGTGTAGCCGATGCGCTTGGCCTTGAAGACGTCGAGTTCCTCGATGTCGTCGTTGGACATCGCGTCGAGAATGCCGACCTGGAACGGCCAGGCCACCCAGCCACCGCGCTGCTGGCTCGACTCGCCGGCGAGGATGAAGTGGTCGACCGCCCAGTTGCTCAGGCGCAGCGGCGGCTGCGCGCGCAGCGACTCCAGACCCAGGCGCACGGCGCGCGCGCAGGCCTGCCGCGAGACGGCGGGTGCAGCGTGGCGACTGGCCAGCATGGTCAAGCCTCGACCTCCTCGCCGCCACCTGTCGCGTCGACCGACTCGTCGTCGTCGACGGTCTCCAGCTGGCGCACGACGAGCTCCGCGGTGGCGCGGATCCACTCGTTGCGCGCCGCGGCGATGACGCCGCCGATGGCGTCGCGTGCCTCGGCCGGCAGATCCGGACAGGCCTTGCGCAGCAGCCCGGGCAGCGCGTCGAAGCGATCCACCACCGCGGCCGAGGCCTGGCCGAGCACATCGGCCAGCAGGCCGATGGGCGCGAACTCGCCCTGGGCGATGGCGTTCTTGATCGCCTGGCCGATGCGCTGCTCGCGCGCCAGCGCGGCGCGCTCCTGCACCAGGTCGAGCCCGCCCTCCTCTCCCTGGCGACCGGCAGCCTGCTCGCGCAGCCGCTCGCAGTAGGCCTGCAGCCACTGCAGGGCGGTGGCCCCGCGCGGCAGCGTTCCGTCACCGACCAGTTCACTCACGCGCTGCTGCGTGATGCCAACGAGCTCGGCGAACTGCGCCTGCGTGCAGGGGGCAGCCAGGACAGACCAGTCCGTCACCGCACAACCCCCTTAGGAGACCCACGCAACAGTCCGACCACGCGGTCCGAATTACCCTCATGCCCCCCTTGCCGGGAAGGACCCGTGAAGCCCCACGTCCCGACCATCGGCCGCCCCACCCCGGTGCGCACCGGCCGACTCATCGCGCGGTCCTCAGCGCCTGCTCGTAGGCGCGTCCGAAGTCCGCCGGGAACACGCGGTCGACCGTGCGCTTGGCGATGCCGTAGAAGTCCAGGCGCCTGCGGTAGGTGGCCTGGCTGACGAACACCAGCACCGGCTTGATCGACGAGCCGAAGCCGAAGTGTGTCTTGCGGTAGACGCCCGGCTGCAGGCCCTGACGGTTGCCGACCCTGGCGATGAAGAACTCGAAGCCGCGCTTGCTGCGCGTGCCCTTCTTGAACTTCGCCTTGCTGGCGACGTTGACCTTGTTGTAGCCCGCCTCGGTGTAGGCGCCGACGTAGTTGAGGATGAGCGAGATCTCGCCGCGGCTCATGTTGCCGTAGGCGTCCAGCGTGGCGCCCTCGCCCGGCACGGTGCGCCAGGCAGGCAGCAGCACGCCGATGCGCTGCAGGCGCTGCTCCATCGCCTTGCGTGCGCGGTCGCCGCCCTCGATGTGCGGCATCAGCATGTCGCGGCTGCTTTCGACCGAGTTGCGGTCCTTGAACCAGATGCGCGCCTCGAGCTTCTGCTTGGTGGCGCGCGGCGAGATGCGCAGCGCGTTGAGGAACCACGGCGTCGGGCGGTCGAACACCTTGCGCTGCTCGTCGCGGATGTCCTTGACGGCCTGCTCGGCCGAGCGGTTCAGCGCCACGGCCGCGGCGAACACGGCCTGCTTCTGCTGCGCATCGAGCAGGCGCTTGATGTCGGCGAAGTTGCTGGTGACGCTCAGCTGCATGCAGCCTCCCCTCGTGCCGAGTGGCCCGCGGCTTTGAACACCCGCGCCTGGTACGTCGGCCACTGCTCGCCGGTGTCGGCCCAGTACTGCTCGCTCCACGCGCCCAAGCCGAGCGCCTCGCCCTTGGCGATGATCCCGCTGCGGGTCTCGTGCCAAGCCTTGGCGTCCTCGCCCTGCAGCGGCCCGCTGAGCGCACTCCCTGCTGCCGCGGCCTGCTGCCGCCGCTTGCGGGCGATGCCGAGCACGTAGGCGAACGACAGGTTCTGCGCCGCCTTGGCGATCGCCACCGCGGCCTCCAGCTCGGGCAGATCGGCGCCTTCGGCGATCAGCACGCGCAAGCCCGGATCGCCGTGGTGCGCGCCCTCCACGCCCAGCGCCTGCATTCGCTCCTGGACCTTCATCGCCAACACACACACCGCGTCGTCCGCTGAGCCCCCATCGGTGGAGCTACTCTGTGTGGTGTTAGAGATACTTCCCTTCACCTTCCCTTCACCTTGGGACCGATGTGCGATCCCTGTGGGATTCCCTGTGGGATCGTTCGGGGAGTCCTTGTGCGGTCCCGTTGGCACCGGTGGCGGCTCCGGTGGGGGTCCGCCGGTCGGCTCTTGCAGCAGCTTCTTGGCAAGCGTCGGCGATTTCGGATCGAGCCGCTGCAGCATGACGGCGGCTCGACGGATGCTGGTCTCGATGTCGGCCACGCTCTTGCCGATGCCCCAGCGCTTGGCATTGCCGCCGGCAGACTTGCGCCGCTGCAGCAGCTTGGCGATCCAGGACTCCAGCGCGCGAGCACATACCACCTCGTGGTACAGGCGCCCGTCACTGCACCTGACCCAGCCACGCATGACGTCGGCGCGCACGCGCTCCCACACCTTGGGCTCGCACATGGCGGTGTCGGCCAGCACGACGTCGTCATCCTCCAGCGAGATGGTGTCGGCGTGCCAGGCTGCCATCCACAGGTTGAGCATGTAGAAGCCGAGCTCTGGGCGGCGCTTGGCGATCAGCCAGGCGCGCGAACGGCGCAGTCGGTCGATCATCACCGGCATGCTCGGGAAGTCGCGCAGGTCGATCTCCTGCGGGACGAACGGGTCGGGCGCGTTGTCGGGCGCTCCTGTCATGCTGCTTCTCCCTTGACCGCACCGACGCCATACAGCTTGGCCGCCGGGCCGAAGTGCGGCGGCGACGGGCACACCTGCACCTGGATGTGGTCCGGCACGATGACCGGTGTGTCGGGGCCCCACGTCGCCCGTGTTTGGGCTGGCACTTGCACCGTCGACGCCGCAGTGACCTGGCGCGATGCCGGCGTCGGCTCCGCTGTGGACGCCGCCGATGCCGCCTGCGGCGCCTCGCACCCCATCGGCCTGGCCACTTCTGTCCTGGGCCGACGCCGCGCGACCGGCTGGCGAGGCTCACGCTCCTGCTGGCGTTGCATCTCGCGCACGATGGCGGCCTCGACGCGCCGCAGCGCCTGGCGCAGCCGCTTGAGCGCCGGACTCTCGAAGCTCGACGGCACGAGCCGCATCACGTAGGCCTGCGCATGCTCTGCGTGCACGAACAGCCGGCGCTCACGCCCATAGCCCGCCGACAGCACCGTGCCACGCTTCGTCCAAGCCGACATGTTGTGGAGCACGCGCGACAGCTCCAGCCCGCAGGCCAGCAGGTCGTCGCGGCTGCAGCCTTCGGGACGCGCGGCGAGCGGGTACATCAGCTTCAGGCTGGCGGTGCGCGACATCAGGCCTCCCGATCCGAACTTGCAGCGGCTTCGGCCACCGCGCGGCTCATCACATGCACCACTTCACCCAGGAAAGTGCGCCCATTGCGCTGCGCCATGGCCTTGATGGCGGCCATCAGTTCGGGCTCGAAGCGCATCGGGTAGGCGCGGATGCGATGGCGGTCGGCCGGTCGTGCAGGTGGCGGTGTGCGCGGGCTCATGGCTGATCGCCTTGCTTGAGGCACTGCGGCCGGTTCGGCACTTGGCGAGAAGCTACGATGACCGCATGGCCACCGACGACACCCACCAAGAGCGCACCACCAAGCACGCCGGCCACACCATCGTGGTGACGGCCACGCGCAGCGCTCACCACTGGGCCTGGAGCTACCTCATTGACGGGCGCACCTACTCGGTGGGCAAGGTGCCGTGCACGAGCTGCGAGCAGGCACTGCGCATGGGGCTGGCTGCGGCCAAGGCGCGCGCGGAAGGAATGACGTAGCGTCACGCGGCCTCCCGCCGCAGCGCCTGGCGCTCGCAGTAGTTGGCCGCCACGATGAGGCGCATCGGCAGCGGGCTGACCGAGTTGCCGCACATGCGCACCTGGGCGGTCTTGCTCAGCACCTTGCCCGCGGCCGTGCGGTCGATGACGTAGCTCGCCGGGAAGTCCTGCGCGTTGTACAGCTCGCGCGGCACCAGCATGCGCAGGCAGATGTCGACGATCACCCACGGCTCGCCCTTGAGCCAGACGGTGACCAGCGCCAGGCGGTCGCGCGTCGTCACCGTGGTCATCGGGTCGCGCAGGTCGGCCCACTGGCCGCCGGTGCCGTGGTAGCGCATGAGGAAGGCGGCGCAGCGCAGTGCGCCCTCCTCGTGCTCCTGGCTCAACTGGTACTGGACGAGCGCGTGGTGCTCGCCGCCGGCGGTGACAGTGGCCACCGGATCGCGCAGGTCGGTGCCGCTGCTGTGTCGGCGCAGCGCCGTCAGGTGCGCGGCGATCAGCTGCTGCTGGCTGCCCTTCGTCGTCACGGTCGACATCGGCTCGCGCAGGTCGCGGGCGTGCGTCTCGTTGAAGCCGCCGTTGGCCTGCACCATGAACGCGGTGCTCAGGCCATGCTTGAGGCCACCGGCCACCACCGTGCCGAGCGGTGCGTCGAGATCGAGCGCGCGCGGCGCCTGACCCTCTCGCTCGCCGTAGCCCATCTGCACCAGCACAGCCGCAGCAAGCGACTGGCCGCCGCCGCTCGCCGTCACGGTGCCGATCGGGCCTTGGATGTCGTTAACGCCGTGGCTGCGCCGCTTCGTCGCACCGCTGCCCTCACCATGGCCGGCCTGCACCAGCCAAGCCGACGCGATCGCGGTCTCGCCGCCCTTCGCCGTCGTGATCGTGCGCAGCGGGTCGCGTGGATCGAATGCTGTGTCACGGGTGTGCGTCACCGGCACGAGCGTGGGCGCCAGCAGCATCAGCTCCCCGCGGTTGGCCGCCGTCACGGTCGGCATCGGCTCGCTCAGCGGGCGGGTGCGATTGCTGGCGTCGGTGTGCGTGGCCGGCACGATGAACGGCTCCGGGCACTCCAGCACGAACCGGCGCATGCCGTGGGCGATGCGCCGCATCGTGGCGTCGGCCAGCGGCTTGTCGCGTCCGAAGATGCTTCGGCCCGGGATGCTCCAGTCGATGCAGTCGGCGGCAGGGCGCCACGGCTTTTGCCCCTTCTTCGGCTTCTTGGCGTGCGTCTGCTCCGGCCAAACGATCGGCTCGCCGTCGAATCGGATCACCACGTACAGGCGCTCGCGCGTGCTGTGCGCGCCCAGGTCGGCGTTGACGATCACGCGCCACTGGATCGCGGTGGCACCCATGGCGCGCAGGCCGTCGATGAAGTGCTTCCAGTTCTGGCTGGTGCGCTTCGGGCACGGCACCAGCCATTGCTCGTTGACCGGCACGTGCTCGCCCTTGGCGGCCACGCTGCCATCGACGCGCACCACGCGGCCCGTGGCCTTGTCGCGCTTGGCCACCAGCGGCGCCCACAGCAGCATCTGCTTGACGTTCTCCAGCGTGACGACCTTGGGCTTGGTCTTGCCCACCCACTTGTGGACCGCCCAGGCCAGGCTGCGGACCTTGCGGCTGCGCGGCTGGCCGCCGAGCGCCTGGCTGTGATGCGTGCAGTCGGGACTGGCGTGCAGGTAGCCGACCGGCCGGCCGCCGGTCGCCTCGAGCGGGTCCACCTCGAACACGTCGCACAGGTAGTGATTCGTCTGCGGGTGGTTCATCTCGTGCATGCCCACGGCGTCGGGGTCGTGGTTGACGGCGATGTCGACGGGCCGACCGATGGCCTGCTCGATGCCGGCCGAGGCCCCGCCGCCGCCGGCGAACAGGTCCACCACCAGCTCGTGGGAAATGTCGAGCACGAACTGGTCGTTCAGCATGCGCCGCCCTTCACACGCTCCTCGCCGTGAGGCGCTTCCGCAGCGCCGCATCCGGGGCCGATGGCGCCCGGGTCGTCAGCCGCGGTGAAGCGCTTCCAGTGGATCCAGCCGGTGTCAGGGCAGTGGAAGCCCCATTCGCGGTAGCGCGGGCCGGTGATGAACAAGGTCCAGCAGGGATCGGTGACCTCGATCCGGTGCGCGAGCCGGCCCGTCCACCGGAATGCCCAGTCGCCGGCCATGCGCACCGTGCGATGCTCGATGCCGCCGGCCGCGATGGTGTGCTCCACGTACGCGCCGCGCAGCAGCACGGACAGGTTCACCCACGGGTGGTCATGCAGCGCGCGGTCGTCGTCGCTGCGCAGAAACTGGTGCAGGTAGACGTTGAAGAAGCGGTTGCGCGGGATGACGAACCAGCGGCGCAGGTAGGGCCGCTCGTGGCCGCCGATGACGAAGTCGGGCGCACGGCGCGTGATGCGGGCGATGAGGCACTCGGCGATGCTCACGCGTGACCTCCAGTCTCGGTGAGCAGGCGATCAACCACCTCGCGATTGCCGTGCTCGATGTTGTTCGTCACGATGGCCATCGCCATCTGCGAGGTCATCGTTCGCTGGTCCTGCAGCGCGATGACCTGGCCGACGAGGTGCGACAGCACCGCCAGGATCTCGATGGCGTCGAGCGTCTGCGCGTGCTGCGCCATGGCGGCCTCGAGCGCCCGGCGGAAGGCGAGCTGCTGCTCGCTGGGCGTCATGGATTTCATGGGGATGCTCATGCCTTCGGTCCTTCGGGCAATGCCGCGTCAGCCAGCCCCTTGACGATGGCGTCGATCAGCTCATCCGTCGCCTGGTTGGGCACGGTGCGCTGCGTGTTGAGCCACCCCAGCTGCAGAACGGCCTTGCGCAGCAAGGCGCGCAAGGGCTCAACACGTTCGTTGATCTCCTGCTCGGCCAGGCGGGTGGTCTCGTCGTCAGCCGCCGCCATGACGGCGCTGGCGAAGTAGTTGGTCTTCGACAGCAGCCCGCCCGTGACATGCTGATAGACCAACGGCACCTGCTGCAGCAGGAAGTGGTAGTCCGCCAGCTCGGCCTTCACCGCCTCGGCCGACATGCCCTGCGGCGTGTAGACGCCCGACCAGAACGCGGCCGCAGCGTTCGTGTCGGGCTTGACCTGGGCGACCTCGAAGTCCTGCCAGAACTCCTCAGGCCGGACCATGTGCACAACACTGGTGTCGAGGTTCACCAACGATACGAAGGTGTGGCCGGCGCGCTCGACGACGTCGGTCGCCACGTGCAGCACGCCGCTGCCTTTCTTTGCCAGCGCGCGCCAAAAGATGGGGCGGTCGCTCATGCCTGCGTCCTTTCAGGCATTGCCGCCCAATGAGTCACTCCCATCACCTCGACCGCGGTGACATCGCGGAAGACGGCCAAGCCGAGCGCGTCGGTGCCGTCGCAGAAGCCCTCGAAAAAGCCGAGCTCCTCGCTGTACAGCAGCACGTTGGTCTCGGCGTCCGGCAGCTGCTCGGCCACCGGAACGAAGGCGATCGAGACGGTGAAGCCGCCGCCGCTCATGCGAGCCCCCACATGCGAAGCCACAGCTGCGTGCACATCCAACACAACAGCGGCCAGCTCATGCGACCTCCACTGGCACGGTCTGCGGATCGTCCAGCGTGTCGTCGATGTTCTGCAGCAGCCGCGTGAGCATGCGGATGCGCTCGTGATAACGCTGGCGCGCCTCGCTGCTGCGCACGATCTGGTTGAAGTTGTCCTGCGCCACGAAGGCGGCGACGGACTCCAGCTGCTGCGCCACGTCTTGGCGGTGGCCGTTGATGTTCTTGAGGTCGGGCATGGTGGGTCTTCCCCTTCAGGCGGCGCGCAGGTGCGCGGGCTTGGCCTTGGCGTTCATCGCGCGCATGCGCTCGAGCACCTGGTGGCCGGCGGCGATGAGCTCGGCAAACTGCGCTTCCGCGTCGCGCAGCTCGTGGTCGGTGATCTTGTTGTCGCGCCCTGCCTCGGCCACCGCCAGCAGCACGTCGGAGAACTCGCCGGTGAGTCGGTGCGTGTGGCGCACCAGGTCGCCGTCCTTGAGCTGCGCCAGTTCGGGCAGCGCGATGGCGTGGCGCCCGAACTCGGCCTCCAGCAGGTCCAGCGGCGCCAGCGCGTCGGGCATGCCCAGCTGCTGGCAGTTGCGCATGATCTCCACCGCCTCATCCAGGCCCAGCTTGGCCGTCGAGCCCACCGGCGGCTTGAGTTCCGCGCGCAGCGTCTTGTCGCGCTTGCCCAGGCGCACCGCCATCGCGGCGATGCCGCCGGGATAGCGCTTGCACAGCCGGTCAAGGGCATCGGTGATGGCCTGCATCAGAAACTCCTCGCGATTTGCTTATGGAAAACCCTTGCTCCCTCGCCCAGACTTGCGTCAAAGCAAACAGAAAGAGCGGGCATATGAACGACTGGATGTGGGCACGCCAGCGCCTGGCGTGGGTGGTGTCGATGTGCGTGATGCGCGCCGCGCTGGCTCGCGCCGAGCGCAGCGCGCGCAAGGCGACAGCGGCATGAGCGCGCTGCCGGCCGCGCAGAAAAAACGCCCCGTGTGCGCGCCAGATCAGCGGGGAGACACCGCCGCAGAGCACGCCCACACCGCTGGGCGCAGCGGCCACGCGAGGCACAAGGCTGCAGGCGCTCGCCCGTCTGCAGCGGGGACCCGTAAAGACTGGCGCCCACGCGCATCACGGGCGAGCCTCGCTGCCGCCTGCCGCGCCGTCTTGCTGGCGGCGGCCGCGGGCTCGGCGTGGGGCCAGACGCCGCTCGCGCTCGACGCACGGCGGCCAGCTGCCGACCTCGGCCAGGCCGGCGCCGCCGTTATGGGGCGCGCCACGTCCGTTGCGGTGACCATTGCCGCCCGCCTCGTGCCCGCCGCCCACGGCACCACCACCACCACCACCACTGGCCGCGCCGTTCTTGCAGCAGCCGCTGCGCAGCACCCCCCAGGGCACGTCGTCGCGCAGCTCCTCGCAGTACACCCGCTGCCCCAAGCGCGCGGTCTCGCCCTCGATCTGCGGGCAGCGCTCGGCCGGCACCTTGCGCTTGGCGCTGCGCAGCCACTCACTGATGGTCGGCTGCGACACCTCCAGCGCCTCGGCCATGGCGGCCTGGCTGCCGAAGACAGTGATCGCGCGCTCCATGCCCTTGTTCATGAGCAGCGATCATAGGCATTGGTGATGACAAGTCAAGAGCATTTCAGCGCCATTGCCAATAATAGGCATTGCCTGTTGCAATCCATGTCTATGGAAATGCTCACCGGCCAGGCCCTCGGCGAAGCGCTGCGTGCCGCGATCGCCCGCAAGGGTGTGTCGCAGCAGCAGGTCGCCGACGCGTTTGGCGTCGGCCAGTCATCGGTGGCCGGATGGCTGAAAAGCGGGCGCATCGGCAAGCGCCACCTGGTCAAGCTGGTGAGCTATTTCGCCGACGTGGTGGGGCCCGAGCACTGGGGGCTGCCGGCGGCCTGGTCGGAGCTGGCGCCCGAGGCGATGGCGGTGGCCCAGCTGCTCGACCGCTTTGCGCCGGCCGAGCGCGAGCGCATCGTGCCGGTGCTGGTGGCACTACTCGGTCAGCTGAGGCGCCATCCCGGCGCCTCGGTGGCCTTCACGCTGATTGCTTCAGGGGTGCCGCCGGCGCCTCTTCTTGATCCGCCGCCGCCAGCACCTCCCCCAGGCGCCGACGGGGCGGCCACACCGGCGCCCACAGTTGTGCCCATTCGACCGCCTGCGCCTCATCGGTGAAGACATCGCGCAGGTAACCCTGCTGCGCCATGCGCAGCGCGTGCACCTCGAGCGGCGCCAGCAACTCCGGGCCGCACAGCGTCGCCATCGGGATCTGGCCGACGAACCAGTGCGCCCGGCTGGCTGACAGCTCGACCCAGTCGGCGCGTGTCAACACCAGCACGGCCTGGCGCAGGTCCAGCACCAGCGCACGCGCGCAGCGGCGGCTCGCCACCTCCTCGATGCGGCGCCGCAGCACCTGGCCGCTGCGCAGCGTGACCATCCCGGCGACGCTGTAGACCAGCACGCCGCCCCCGATCCAATGTGCGGCATGCCGCATCGTCTCCAAAGCCCACACAGCTTCGCCTTTCCACCCTGGCGGTGACCGCAAACTTTGCGGCAATCCTAGGCGAATTCATCGTCGGCAGTGATTCTGAGTGGCCGCTCAGCCACTCTTTGCGTGACATCCGTCCCGGCATTCCTGGTCGTTCATGGGCCGAAATATCGGCAATGCCGTTGACACGCTAATCGGCATTGCCTATTCTCCGCATCACTTTCAGGAGCCGAGTGATGCGCCTCTTCACCGCCAGCTACACCCTGCCCAACGGCCATCGAGGCGAGTTGCCTGTCGTCGCGCGCTCCACGTGCGCGGCCATCGTGCTGCTGCTGAACCTGTTCGGCGAGCTGCGCCGCTGCTCGGTGAGGCCGGCATGAAGGCCCGCGCCCGCATCAACCCGCCCACGTCGCTGCATGCCCGCGCCGTGGCCTGGGCCGACGAGGAGCATGCCCGGCGCCTGGCCGAGCTGCGCGAGCTGGCGCCGCTGATGGATCGGCTGGACGAGCTGGCGCCGGCGCTCAAGGCCCGCGGCATCGAGCTGCACCTGTACGTCAGCGACTGGAGCATCAAGCTCGACCACTACCAGCCCACCGGCTACTTCGGCAAGCGGCTGAAGGTGCTGCGGCTGAACACGCGCGGCCTGCTGTCGTCCGACGAGAGGCCCAGGAAGTGGCTGCAAGCACTGACCGAACTCGGCTTCACCGAGATCGAGCGGTCGGGCAGCGTCTATCCGACCGCGCTGCTGCGCAAGGGACACCTGCTGCTGCGCGTCGACGCCCCTGACATGGCGCCCACAGCCAAGGAACCAACCGGGAGCGCGACGTGAAGTACCGCCCCTCGCCGCCCTTCGCCGTCGTGCTGGTCGTGGTCGCCGCATGCGTGTTCGCCATGCGTGTGGCCGTCGCCGTGTTCGGCTGAATCCCTCCCCCCGGAGCAACAATGCGCCACCCCACCGTTCCCAGCCGCCTGCTGTGCGACCCCGACAAGCGCCGCCGCCTCGCCTACCGGCCGGCCGCCGCCACCGACATCCGCGCCACCTTCAAGCGGGCGCGCGCCGAGCAGGCCAAGACCACCACCACCGAGGCGCCGACCGCGCAGAAGCCCACCGATGAGCCGGTGCCGGCGCCGGTCACGTGGCTGCGCCGATCGAGGGGAGCCTGACTATGGCGATGCTCTGCTTCGACGAACTGCCGCGCTGCGGCGGCACCTGCCACGGCGGCCGCCAGGCCTGCGACTGCGGGGCCTGCGCCCCGATGCCGGCCGAGGCCGCCACCGAGCTGCTGAGCGACGACGAGCTGGCCGAGCGCGTGCGCGCCGAAAGCCGCCTCATCAGCGTGCTCACCGCCGTGGTGGCGGTCGCCAGCGCCGCGGCCTTCGTGAGCGCCAGCTGGCCGGTCATCGAGTACGCCGTGCTCGCGCTCGCGCACTGACTGCCGCGCCATGGGCCAGATCCGCGTCTACGGCACGCTCACTCGCAACGCCCGCCGCACCATCGAGGCCGGCGGCGGCGTGGCGTGGTTGCACCTGACGCTGACGTTGGACGACGACCAGGCCAGCGACATCGAGGCCGACTGGCGCTACGGCGCCGGCGACTTCGCCGTCAACCAGGGCAGCGTGCGCGCGGCACGACGCCTGAAGAAGGGCGCTCGCGTCACCGTGGTGGCGAAGGCCTTTCGCATCGACGCCGTCCGCGGCCGGCTGACGCTGGTCAAGGTCACCGACGTGACGCAGGCGGACATCCCCGCACCCGTTTGCGAACCCCAGGAAAGGGAAACCACATGACCACCTCGCTGACGCCGCGCGTGGCGATCCGCGCCGCCTACGCGCGCCTGGCGCTCACCAACGCCGCCAAGCACGACATCCGCTTCTACCTGCGCGGGCTGCTGGTCGAGCCGCGCACCGAGGGCGGCGCCTTCATCGTCGCCACCGACGGCCGCGCGCTCATCGCCATCATCGACGAACAGGCGACCTGCAGCGAACGCGCATTGCTCCAGCCCGATGCACGCATGGCCGCGCTGCTGCCGAAGCTGGGCACCAAGGGCGACCGGGAGCGCGCCCAGCTGCAGCTGGTGCGCTTCGACGACCGCGACGCACTCACGGTGACCGATGCCGACGGCCAGCCAATCGCGCTGCAACTGCGCGATGCCACCATCAAGGAAGTGCCGCCCGAGCGCCCAGGCGCGTGCGGCATGCAGTTCCCTGACTGGCGACGTGTGCTGCCGAGCTGGCCCAACCTCAAGCCGGGCGCGGTCAACACCTACAACCACGCCTTCATGCAGCGGGCGATGGCCGCCGTCCACGTCAACCGATACGGCGCGCAGCCGCTGCGCGTGTGGCAGGCCGCCCCCGACAGCGCGATGGCGGTGAACCTCTGCGGCCACGACAACGTGCTGCTTCTGGTCATGCCCATCCGCGCGGAGGCGAACGAAGACGCCGGGTGGCAGAAGGCATGGCGCGACGTGCCGCTGCCCAAGCAGCCGGAGCAGCCGGAGGCCGCGCCGCAGAAGGCCGAGACCGACGCCGTCGCCGCATGAGCACCACCGCCACCTGCCCGGCCTGCGGCGACTCGGTGGTGCCGCTCACCGAGGCCTGCAGCGATCTGCTGGGTGTCCTGTCGCGCGTGCCGTCGCAGGATGACGCCGCGCTCGAGCGGCAGCTCACCGACGCCATCGAGCGCTGCCACATCCAGCTGGCGATCGCGCAGCTGTGCACCACACCGCCGGCGCGGCTGGCCACCATCACCCTCCAGGCGCGCCTGGCCTGGTGGGTGAATCCGCTGCTGGCCGCCACACCCGTCATGGCGCGCCTGCCGGGCGTCAACCGGCGGCGCCTGTTGCGTCGGGTCGTCGCGGCCGCGTACCGCGGCATCCAGGTCACCACCACCACCAGAACCGGGGAGTAACCACCATGAGCGATGCGTTCCTGCTGTTCGTCGCCACCTTCGGCGTCGTGTTCGCGCTCGGCCTGCAGAGCCTCAACGTCAACGGCGGCCACCGCGCGATGGCCTTCGCCACCTCGTTCGTCATCGGCGGGGCCAACCTGGTGCTGTTCAAGGTGCTGCCCGGGCCCACCGGGGCGCTGGAGATTGCCGCCTACCTGCTCGGCGGCCCCTTCGGCATCCTGGCCAGCATGGCCGCGCACCCCTGGCTGGTGCGCCTGCTGCGCAGCGACTGGCTGCACCTGCGCTGGCGCCTGCGCGTGTGCTCGCCGCGCGAGGGCGAGGAGCGCGTCGCCGCTGCCTTCGCCGAGCCGCTGACGCCGAGCCGAGAAGCCGCCGCCGCCGCGCGCCCGTGGCTGGACACCGAGGCCGACCCGGTCGACCCGGTCGACTTAGCCGGCGCCAGCGGCGCGGGCTTCGCCGAGGCCATCGGCCAACCCGCGGACGCCTGGGCACCGATGGTCTGGCTGCACCGCGACGACGCCGTCACCGCCGCCCTCACCAGCGCCGAGCACGCCGCGCTGCGCCAGCTCGCCGACGACCTGCTCAACCCCGAGGAGCTGGGCCACGCCGTGCCGCCCGAGGTGCGCGACCGCGCCCGCGCCGCGCGCGGCATGACGCACCGCGAGGTCAAGCCGCAGTCGCTCGATGTCGCGTGCGAGCCCGAGCGCCGCGAGCGCGCAGGCGCCACGTTGTGAGCAACGCCTGCACGAGCCGCCCCAGCCCCTTCACCCACGCCCACTCGACGCTGAAAGCTACGCCATGAGGATCAACGTCTACAGCCAGGAACTCACCGACGAGGTGATCCTGGTGGAAAAGCCCAGCAACACCGGCGTGACCCATCACGCCGCGCAGCTCATCTTGCACTCGTCGCCGCGGCTGCACCACCCGCCGCAGGACGACGACCGCAGCGCCGTCACCTTCTGGCTGCCGAAGTCTCAGGAGCGCCGCGAGGCGATGGCGCGCGCGTTCGAGCAGATCGCGCGCATCTTCCGCGATGCGCCGCCCGAAACCGGACTCGATTGACAGGGGCGCAAGACCATGACCGACGCCGACAAGCCCAAGCCCATCGACTGCTTCATCGTCAACCTCAGCCACCTGCAGCGCAGCCATCGATACATCACGTTCTGGCGCCCTGACGACAAAGGCTACGCATTCCCTCTGTCTTGGGCTGGACGGTACCCGGAGGAGCGCGTGCGCAGGTCGCTGCACTACTACAACACCGGCACCGCCAACATCGCCGTGCCGTGCGAAGTGATCGAGTCCATGGCGGTCTGCCCGCGCCCAGGCGACATCGACAACGACGCTGGCCCGGTGGTGCTGAACAACGCCACGAACTGGCGGCGAATCATTGCCGGGGTGCTCGTGCAACCACCGTACGAGCCGCAGCCCGTATACCGTGGCGCCAAGCGGCGGGACTGGGAGTACGCATGATGAGTGGATGCCACGAATGCGCATGGGGCAAGGTCGCTGGCTGCTGGCGCTGCGGCTACCGCGCCATCGCCTCTCAGGTGGAGGCGCCCCAGGCCGAGCCGGCCGACGAGAAACTGGCGCTCGACATGCTAGCGATGATGTTCGACGCATACGAGAACGGCACGCCCTGCTTTGAAGACCCGGACGAGTCAGCCGGCTACCTTGGCAATGCAGTGCGGGTGTTCGACGATGACTTCCACCGCATTGCTGACCTGCTGAACCGCCGCCGCCCACACACGGCTGGCCGTCCACAGCCCGCAGTGGGGGCGCTGACGGAGCGCGACGCACTGGAACGGGTGGGCTGGTACGGTCGCCGCGACAAGTTCGCCTTCCGCGTCCCTGGCACCAGTCGATCCGAGAAGGTCGAGTGCGCCGTTCTCACAGCGGCCGATTGCGCGCGCCTTCTCGCTGCCATCACCACCCCTCCCGAGCAGGGGGAGGATGCGGCGCGGCTGGACTGGCTGCAAGTGATGGCCGAGAACGGCTGCGTGACCATGTGCTTCGAGATGGACGGTGGCGTTCACGTCACGCTGGAGGGCGTCGGTGACGAGCCTGAAGCAGCTCGCAACGTCAACTCCGTCCGCGAGGGCATCGATTGGCACATCGCACGGCGAGACGACGCCTCCCGCGCCGCACGAACGGAGGGCCGCTGACATGCCCGGCAACAAGCGGCCCCGCAAGGCCTACTCGATGAAGCGCGTGCACGTCGACGCGCTGGCCGGCCACCGCGCCATCCACCGCGTGGCGGTGCGCCAGAGCACCACGCCCATGGACGCGGCGCAGGTGCGCGACCTGGCGATCGGCTACCACTCGGCGCTGGACGCCATCCGGCGCGGCGCCGGCTGCTGGGACGACGTCAACACGCTGGCCCTGGCCTGCAACGTGGCGCTGGTGCTGGCCGATGCCGGCATCGGCGCCGACTGGTGCGACAAGGTCAAGGATGCGCAGGTGGCGCTGGTGGCGCTGGAGGCACGCGCGCAGCAGCTGCGTGGCCGCTACGTGCTCACGGGCGGCGAGCTGCAGACGCTGCGCGCGCTGCTGGACCTGCACGACGCGCAGCTGGAGTCCGAGCTGTGCACCCAGGGCGTGATGGTGCAGGCGCTGGCCGAAATCAAGCGCCGCATGGCCGAGGGCAACGTGGTGCAGGTGGCCGTGGCCACCGCCGGCGAGGAGGCGGCCGCGGCATGAACGAGGTCATCGACAAGCCCCAGCGCCGCTCGCGCGCCCGTGCCGCGGCCGCGCTGCCGGTGCAGCCGCTCATCGTCGACCGCGCCACTGCCGCGGCCATGCTGTCGGTGTCGGAGCGCACGCTCGAGGAGCTGGTGCGCACCGGCGTCGCGCCGCAGCCGCGCCAGCTGAGCGCCAACCGCGTCGGCTGGCGCGTGCGTGACCTCGAGGAGTTCGCGGCCGGCCTGCCGGCGTCGCAGGTGTTGCCGCCGCGCAATACAGGGCGCCGGGCCGCGTGAAGGCGGCCAATCAGGCTCCGCTATGGCCGCGGAGCCTGTGCCAGAGGTTTCAGTTCCTCTAGCGCATCAGGCATGGCATAACCCATGACATAGAGCGTCGAGAACGCGCACCGCCGCAGAACACCCTCGTGACCGACGATATAGGAGTCGGGATCCACGCCCAGCGTGTCGAAGTAGTACCGCCACTTGGGAAAGTCTTCCCTTGCGGACTCAAGATCGCGCGTGAACTCCCAGCGATACATGCCGGAGGTCTCGACTTTCGCAATGATCTTGGCCCTCCAATCCGGAGGCACGAAATTCCAAAGGTCCCAAAGGTCGTGGGTATGCGGGAAGGAGCCCAGCTCGCGCAGCAGCAAAGCCTTCAGCGCAAGCTCGGCAGCCAGCGCGTAATTGGCCGAACAGGGCGCTCCCCAGCGCGGCGGCCTGTCGTCGCCTTCCCGGTGCTCAAGAAGCCGAGCAGCCTGCAGAAACTGCGCCGCAGCCTTGATGACGTGCTTCAGCTGCACGTCGTTGCTGGTAGTGGTCTTGGCCATGGAGCCGAACGTACCCGCGCGGGCACGGCTCGCCCACCCCTCGATGTAGGGGAAGCGTCAAGCGCCTGACTTGGTTTCTGTCGATCGCCGGCGCCGTTGCGCCTGGCGCTCCCAGTGAGCCGCCAGCTTCGTCAGCCATTGGCGGCGCTCCTTGTCGTAGCTGTGGCGGTTGTAGACGCCTGCCACCCCCTGCTGCACGTGCCCCAGGATGGCCTCTGCCACCTCATGCGGGCATCCGATCGCCGCAAGGCCAGTGCGCACGGTCCGTCGCAGGTCGTGCGGCGCCCAGTGCGTCACCGTCAGTCGAGGCCGTTCGTATTCTGGTCTTGTGTTGCTGTAGGGCTGGTGAACGTAGACGATGGCCTGGATCGTCTTTTGTAGCGTGTGCCCCGTGGCCTTGCCGCCCGCCGGGAACAAGTACCCGGCGGCCACTCGCTGCATGCGGCGCCTGACAACCTGCTCGGCACGCCCCACCAACGGCACCCGCAGGTCGACAACAAGAGGGCTTCGCTCCATCTTCAGCTTCTCCCTGGGCACCGTCCACCACAGCCCGTCTCGCTCCTCGGCGATTTCATGGCGCTCCATCGCCAGGATCTCCGCCCCTCGCGCCCCGGTGAACAGGTAGAGCTCGAGCGAGTCCTGCATCAAGGCAGTGAAGTTGGGGAGCCAGTTCAGGAGGTCGCCCACCTCGTCGTCTGTGAGGGTGCGCTTTCCCGCGCCGATGTGCTCGCCCGCGATCCGCTTGCCCCTGCTGGTGAGCTTGCCACGCAAGATGATGCGCCACCAATTGGGGACCTCATCGGATAGCCGGCCGGCATCGATCGCACGATCCCAAGCAGCCCCCAGCAGCTGCTTGAGCTTCGCCGCCTGCACCGGCGTGCCGCGAAACTGGTCGATCGCCGCAAAGGCGTCGCCACGCGTGAATGTGGCCGCACCGCGCTCACCGAAGCCAGCCAGCATCGTATTGGCGGTGCGCAGGGCCTCGGCGTAGGTTTTCGGCTTCACCCGGTGCCGCAGGTCGCCCTCGATGTAGTCCATCAGCACGTTGCGCACCGTCAGAGTCCCCGCCCGACGCTCCTGCCTTCGCTCGAGCTGTCGTTGGACGGCAGCCTGACGCACCTCACGCCGTACCGCAGCCACATCCTCGCCAGCGTCGCGCTGCAGGCGCAGCTGCTCCCACTGCACCACAGCTGCGGCCGCACTCATGGCCGGCCACTCGCCCACCTTCACCTGGCGCATACCGCCGCTCACCGGCGACTTGTACCGGTATATCCACGCGCGCCGGGTCTCCGAAGCCTGCAAACGCAGCCCGGGCGCCTCGGCAAAAACGATATGCTCGCCCGGTTTAAGGGCGCGCGCCTCACGAGCGTCGAAGCGGATCACGGCGTAGGTTTCCTGCGAGTAGTTTTGGCCGATGGCGTAGGTTGCGCTGGCGGCAGGGTCCGAAAGCTACGCTAAACAGGCGAGTGCGGCAAGGTGCGGATGCGTGCGGTTGCGGCAACATAGATTGCCGAAGGATCGAAAGAAGTTGAATCGCGACAATGACTTAGCGCTGCGAGACGAGCCAAATCAGGCACTTGGCGTGGCCTCGATTTTGAATCACACGCCCTTGATGCAGCAGTGCCTTCACCCATGAACACAGGGGCGCGCTTGCTGGAACCTACGCCTGAGGCTACGCTCAGCTTCCCTGCTCGCCCACGTCACCAGCCAGCTCGGCCCCGAGGGAGATGATCTATGACCTACCCCGCCCTGCTCATCGCCTTCGCGCTGTTCGTCGGCACGCTGGCCGGCATCTACAAAGGTTACGAGGCCCCTCGGGCCGACGTGCGCGCCATGTGTGCCGCGATCAAGAAGCCCGACCACCGCACCGGCGAGGTGTGCAAGGAATACGGCCACCACCCCGAGTAAGGGGGAGTCGCGAGGGGTCGTCTAGCGACGCGATTTGTCGCCCGATGTGACACGACGTGTCACATGCATCGGTGAAGGTGGGAGTTTTTCACGTTGTTGCGGTGGCACAGGCCATGCACATACTGCCGGCCCATTCACCGCGGCTTTTCTAGGAGATACACCTCATGCGCACGACCCGCGCCCTGCAAAAGGGCTTCACCCTGATCGAGCTGATGATCGTCGTGGCGATCATCGGCATCCTGGCGGCTGTTGCGCTGCCGGCCTACCAGACCTACACCATCAAGGCGAAGGTGTCGGAAGGCATCCTGGGCACCAGCCAGTGCCGCACCGCGGTCGCTGAGGTCTATCAATCCGGCAACCCCGGCACGCCTCCCGGCATCAACGGCTGGGGCTGTGAGCAAACGACTGCCGGCGGGTCTTCGAAATACGTCTCCACGGTCACCACTAACGCCGACGGCGTGATTACCGTGCTGCTGACCAACCTGACTGATCTCGGCACCGCTGCCGGCAAGAGCATCCAGCTCGTGCCCGAGACGTCCGGCGGCACGCCCCTGACCGCCGCGAGCATCGGCGGCACTCAAGTCGGCGCTTTCAGGTGCGGCCCGGCTACCGCCAACGGCATCGACCCGAAGTACCTGCCGGGCTCCTGCAAGGGCTGATAGGATTCTCAGCGAGGGCCGGCATAAGGCCACAGCTCGGGCCGGGAAGCTCGGGAACAGGTAACGCTCACAGCCGCCTTCGGGCGGCTTTTTTCATGACCGGTTTTTCATGACCGCGATCGCGGCGCCGACTGCCCGCGCACGCCGAACCACCACACCGTCACCGTCGTGCACAGGTACGTCACGGTGCCGATCACCTGCAGCGCCAGGTCCTTGGTCTGCTCGGGCGTGAGCTGCAGCTGCGCGCGCTCGAACAGGTGCTGCACCCACACCAGCAGCATCGTCAGCAGCACCAGCACATAGATCGTCACGCCCGGGCGGATGATGCCGCGCAACGCGTCGACGGCCGCCATCAGCCAACGCGCCAGCCGGCTTGACTTCTGCGCCTCGGGCGCCAGGTAGGTGGCGCGATCGCTCTCGTGACTGGCCTGGTAGCTGCGCTCGGCCGCCTCGGCCTCGCGCGCGGCGGCCTCCACCTCGGCCACCCGCTCCTGCGCCTGCGCACCGCGCTCGGCGATGCGCTGCTGCGCGTCCAGCTCGAGCTTGCGCACCTCCAGCGCGTTGGCGTGGTTCAGCCTCACCAGCTCCAGGTCCTGCTGGCGCTTCTTGAAGTCGAACCAGTGCTTCAGCAGCAGGCCCAGCAGACCGGTGGCGCCGCCACTGAGCACGCCGGAGACCAGCGAGCCGATCAGTTCCATCATGGGGTCACCTCGTCGAGCGTGAGGGCGCCGAGCGCCTGTGTGTAGAGCGCCTGGCGGTCGGCCAGGCCGTTGGCGCCACCGTTAATGCGGCGCGTGAGGGTCACGAAGTCGTGCGCGTCCGCGTAGCGATTGAGTCCGCGCTCGCGCCAGTAGCCACTGGCGCTCAGCGCCGCCCAGCGCGGCGCCTCCAGCATCGCTGGCGCAACGACGAAGTCAGGCACCACCTCGCCGTACAGCGCGCGCAGCATGGCGGAAGCGCGCGCGTAGTTCGCGCGCCCCGTCACCTGGATCAGACCGCGCCCCATGTAGCGCCGGCCGTCGCCCGGGCGCACGTTGCCCAAGCGCGCGGACAGCTCGGTGCCGGGCTCGTAGCGCAGCTGCTGCGGCGTCGGTCCCCACAGCTCGCGCGCGAAGCGCAGGCGGCCGCTCTCGTGGCCGACTTGCGCCAGGAAACAGGCCAGCCGCTGCACGCTGTTGATCTCAGCCAGCTCCAGCGCCGGCGCGAGCGGGCCCGCCCACAGGCTTGCACGCGCCAGCGGGATGGCCAGCGCCGCGGCCAGCAGCGCAGGCGTCACCGCCCACCTCCCTTGAGCGATTGCCAGAAACCATAGACGGCGATCACGACTGTCACGAAGGGCGCCGCCCACTTGGCCACCAAGCCGAGGCCACCCAGCACCTTGAAACCCAGGCGCGCCGCAGCCATCAGCTCGCGGATGTCGGCGGTGTCGCGGCTGATGGTCTGCGTCAACTCGGTGTTGCGGTCGAGCTCCAGCTTCTGCGCGCGCAACTGATCCTCGATGGTCTGCATGCGGTCGGCTCCCTTTTCCAGGCGCGCATGAATGTGCGCGAGGTCCCGGTGCGTGACCGTCGCCGTCGGCGGCGGTTCGGAGCGTTGGTTGTCGACGGTCATAGGTGACTCTCGATGGGCTGCAGGGCCGCGCGAGCGGCCGTGGCCACGCGCTCGACGAAGGCCTGGGCGCTCAACCGCTCGACGATGCTCAGCTCCCGCGTGGCATCGGCCGACACGCGCGCGGCGGCCACCCGCACCGCCGGCGCGTACTCGAGCTCGCGCAGGTGCGCGATGCCGATGTCGGGGGCCGCACGCAACTCGACGCACACGCCGTCATGGCACGCCTCGCCTCGGCCGGCGTGGCCATCCCAGCGCAGCCGGGTCAGGTACAGGTGCTGGCTCATGCTGCCCTCACGAGGATGAGGCCGGTGCGCGGCGCGAGCGTCTCGATGCCGCAGACCCTGCCGTTGTTGACGAGAATGTCCTGGCTGCCGGCGATGCGGCGGTAGCCGCTGCAATCGAGCGAGCCGGCGGTTCCTACCGCGGCATTGCCGCGCCCGCTGGTATTCACCAGCGCCCGGCCGCCCTCGTAGTCGGACCACTGGATCGGGCCCGACACGCCGCCGCCGATGCGCCTGCCCAGTTGCACCTCGAACTCGTCGTAGCGCTGGGTGTCGCCGTGGTTGGGCGGCGTGTAGGCGTAATACCCGCCTTCGACCTGCAGCATCGACGCCAGGCCGTAACGCATGGTGGTGTAGTCGGTGGCCGCGCCGTAGACCTGGAACGCCACTTTGCCGCCCGTCTTGACGTTGCCCAGCATCCCGACATAGCGGTCCATCATGGGCTTCCAGCCACCCCAGGTTTCAAGGGAATAGGACTTGCCGATCTGGCCCTCGAGCAGCGCGAGCTCCAGCACGCCACGGTACTCATCCGTCTCGGCCATGCCGTCGCAGTTGCCACCTAGCAGCAGCCCAGGCAGCAGGCGCCGCAAGTGCGCGAAGTACTCGACGAAGAACAGGCGCATGGCTTTGGACGCCTCGGGGTCGCGCGCCGCCTGGTTGGCGCCGCGGCGCAGGTAGTCGGCCGCCGAGCGCACCCAGTTGTAGATGTTGTCGATCCACATGAGGTCGTAGCCGGCCGCCGCAGGGAACAGCCACTGTGCGTCGAACTCGGCGCGCAGCTGCGCGTAGCTCTTGCCCGTCAGCGCGTCGATGGCGCCCGCCGGCGGCAGCACGTCGAAGTTGTCGTAGCCCCACTGCTGCGACCAGCAGCCGCCGGCCGGCACCGTGATGGTGGTGGGCGGACTGGTGCGCGAATCCACATAGGTCTGCTGCACGGCAGTGCGCAGCCACCAGTTGTTGCGCACCACCACGTCGATCAGCGGCTGCTGCAGGTTGCCAGCGATCGGCTTGCTGGGGTCGCGCGCGTCCACCAGCACGGTGTAGTTGCTGATGAGCGCCTTCGCGTTGACGGCGCGGATGCGATCGTTGATCGCCTTCATGCGGTCGACGCCGAAGCCAGCCCACAAGCCCAGGTGCACGCAGTCGAACCTGGCCAGGCGCTCCGGCATGTCCGCGCCATACCGCGTGGCGTCCAGCGGGTTGGCGTAGAACAGCACGCCCGTCATGGGCTTGGCGAGCTGCAGCGGTGCAGGTGCGGGTGCAGGGGCCGGTGCGGGTACGGGTGCAGGGGCGGGCGCCGGCGCCGGAGCGGGCACAGGCGCTGGTGGCGCGGGAGCCGGGGAAGGAGCAGGCGCCGGGGCGGGCGCAGTGGGCTTCTTCTTGCGCATGTCGACCTCGATTCGTGTCGGCGGTTCAATGACGTAGAGGTCGTATGGCCGAATGCCGTCGAGGACATCGGACACGGCCTTGTCCAGCGCCTCACGCTCGGACGTGTGGCGCGATATCTGCACCCCTGCGCTGTCGCGCAGGATGTAGTAGCCCTTGACCGTGATGCTCATGGGTTTGAGTCAGGAATCGGCGAAGGCAGAGCCGGGCACAGCGACCGTCTCCAGCATCTTGGCGATGCGGATCTCGTCCATGCGGCCCAGCAGCGGGAACGTGGCGCCACTGTTGTAGTTGCCGATCACCAGCGGCCCGGTGTTGTCGAACAGGTCGAACGTCAGGAGCTGCGTCGGGCTGGTCGCCTCGATCGTGCCGTTGATCGCCAACTCCGTGACCATGTTGCTGGTGTCGTTGCGACGACGGCAGCAAACCCAGTAGTCCGTATTGGCAGCCAGGGTCGTCGTGCTCATGATGTCGACGGTCCCTGAGGCCTGGTTGGTAATTCGAAACACCAGCTTGTTGGTGCTGATGAAGACCACGAACGGCGAGCTGCCCGTGCCGGACGCCTTGTTGATGAGGATGGCCGTTTGCACCGTGGCGATGCGCAGCGCGAACCTGATCGTGAACTCGCCTGTCCCCATGTCGAAGGCAGCATGGTTCGCTGCAGTGACCCGGTTCTGGTTACCACCCACCGTGGAGATCAGCAGGCTCTTGCTGCCGAAATAGGCCCAGCCCGTGTCCTGCGTCGCGCCCGAGACGGTGAGCGTGTGCGCGTTGGTGCTGGAGTCGACCAGCGAGCCGCCCTCCATGTGCATCTGCAGCGAGACGTTTGCGAAGGTCGACGCAGCGCCTCCACCCAGCAACGCCTGCTGCGGCGCCGCCATGGACAGCGGGCGCAGGCGGCGCGGCACCTCCAGTTCACGGTCAGGCAGCAGCAGCCCGCTGTCGGCACGTTGCCACTTCATGTCAGGCCCGTTCCGCTGATGATCCAGCGCGTCGACGTCACCTTGATGGCCGTCGCGACGCCGTACTGCGCCAGGCTGCGCGTGCCCGTCGTGCCGGCGCCGGCCAGCACGAGTGTGTCGGTGGTGATCGCGATGCTGACGACCTGGCTGGTCTCGTTGACGAACGTCACCGCGGTGCCGATGGGGAACGCCACCGACGAGTTGGCCGGGATCGTGAAGGTGCGCGCGTTGGCGTCGCTCGACGGGTGATAGATGTGCTTGCCGGCATCGGCGGCCACGAGCGTGTAGGCCGCGCTCTGGCTGTTCTGCGGGATGCCGCGAAAGCCCGCGAGGTCCACCGTCAGGCCGTCGCCCTGGACGATGGCGGCGGCCTGCGCTGCCGTCAGGTCCTCGGGGTCGCCGGTACCCGCGGTGGTGCGCCCCTTGATCGTCTGCGTCGCCATGTTGGCGAGCTTGGCGTTGGCGACGCCGTCATCCTTGACGCTGAAGGTCGTGCCCGACAGCTGCAGCGTGGTGCCATCGGCGCTGTAGGTGCTGCCCGAGCCGCTCTGCACCCATGTCGTGGACGTGCTGCCGACCGTGATGGGCGCATTCGTGGTGCAGGTCCACTGGGTGTCTGCGTTGGTCGTGCCTTCGCTGACGTAGCAGGAGGCGTTGACCAGCTCGGCGCCGCTGTCGGCGTCCAGCGCGCGCGTCGGCGCGCCGCTCGCGTTGACGGTGTAGATGCCGTTCTCGCTGCCGGTGGTCTGGTTCTTCAGCAGGATGCGGTCACCGGTGGCCAGCGTCACGCCGTCGACGGTCTGCCCGTTGGCGAAGGCCGACGCGAGCGTGCCGTTGGCCGTCGTCGCCGCGCGCACCGCGTTCTTCCACGAGCGTCCGTTGACGACAGTGTTGACGTAGGTGACCACCGCCGACTGTGCCGGCACCTTGGCGGCGCTGTTGGCCGCCATGGTGCCGTCGGTGTCGAGCGCCGAGGTGGCGATCGCCCCCACGTCGGCGGCATCCAGCGTGACCGCGCCGCTCTCGCCGTTGACGCTCGACACGCCCGAGACCGAGGCTGCCGAGAAGTCGAAGATGCCGCCCGGCTGGTAGCGCCAGTCCTCGTGGTCGGTCATCGCGCCCGAGACGGTGACGACCTTGCGCACCCGACCGTAGGTGGTGGTGTCGTTCCAGTTGGTGGTTGCGGTGCTGGTCGACAGCGCGCCGGTGCTGCGGTTGGCCACCACGTAGTTGGTGGTGGCATCCGTCAGCGCCAGCGTCACGTGCAGGGTGTCGGTGCTGCCATACGCCGCGCCGACGGTGTTGCTGTTCCAGCGCCCGCCGTACAGGCCCAGCGTGAGGCCGATCGGCGTCGACGGCTGGTGCAGGCCGAACAGCGCCAGCGCCCCCAGCGTCTCGAAGTTCTCGTTCAGGATCGGCTCGGGCGACGACTGGGCGTCGGCGAGCTCCTGCATGATGGTGGTCGTCATAGCGTGATCGATGCGGGGTAGCCGTTGCCGACCGAGGCCGACACCTGGCGGACGGTGAGCGAGTAGCCGGCGAGGCTGGCCGCCAGCAGCTCGAACGCGGAGGTCTCGGCGCTGTAGCCGGAGCGCGCGCCGGTGAGGTACAGCGCGTCGCCGATCGAGCCTGAGGCGAACCACACGAAGGCCGGCGGCGGGATGAAGAAGAAGCTGGGCGTCACCGTGCGCGCCAGCTCGCCGGTGGTGGCATCGAACAGCTTGACGCCGCTGCCGTTGAGCGCCACCACGTAGTCGCCGAACAGGCACAGTTGGCGCTGCGCCAGGCCGGCACCGCCCGAGCCAAGGTCGTGCACGTACAGCTCGTCGCCGGTCGCCTTGTCGTGCACGTGCAGGCCGACGTTGCTGCGCACGAAGACCAGGCCACCGACGAACAGCATGTCGTAGACATAGGGCGCATCCACCGTGAAGCGGTCGACCTCGGCGGTGGTGGCGATGTCCCACTTAACCACCTGGTGGGCATCCCAGCGGCTGAGCACCCACAGCGCGCCGCCTTCGTAGTGCAGCTGCGTGATGCCCTCCTCGAGCAGGTACTCGTCGATCACCGCCAGCGTGGCGGCATCGTGCTTGCGCAGGTAGCCGGTGCTGTAGCCGGCCGTCCAGACGTGCGTTCCGTCGAAGGCGACGCCGGCCAGGTCGCCGGGCTGGGTGGCGTTGTAGACGGCGTCGACGGTGCCAAGCGTCGTGCGGGTGAGCTTCTGCAGCTTGCCGTTGGCGTAGAAGGTGGGCACCGTGCCCACCGTGAAGTCGGCAGTGACCAGGTAGAGGGCGTCGCCGTTGTTGCACCACTGATTGATGCGATAGCCCAGCACGTCGGACTGGGCGATCTGCGCGCCGGTGGCGGCATCGAAGCGGATCACACGCTGGGGCGACGTGTATTCGCCCAGCACGTCGTCGCGGATGCCCACGATCTCGCCGCCGATCGACTTCAGGCCCCAGGCCGGCGCCTGCAGGCCGCCGGTGCGGCCGAGCGTCGACGCGGACCAAGCGGGCTCGGTGACGTATTCGCCGCTCACCAGCGCATCGGCCGGGCTGCGCAGCTCGACGTAGTAGCGCTCGGTCTCCTCGCCAAGCGGCGCCGAGATGCCGGAGGTGCCGACGAAGTTGGTGGCGCGGCGCGTGCGGCGCGTCCAGCCAACCTCGATGGCGCCGCCGTTGTCGACCGTCTTGCGCAGGTGCACCGGCGAGAAGGGCTTGAGCGCCTGGCCGGCGCTGGTGAACGACTCGCCGCCCACCAGGGCCGCCGCGGTGCCGCTGGTCACCGCCTTGTAGTAGCGCACGCTGCCGATGTCCGACAACAGCTCGTCGATGCGCGCCAAGCCGGCGCTGCGCAGCAGCACCACGGTGTCGCCCACCTCGTGGTTGCCCTTGTTGTGCTCGGTGCCGCGCAGGCCGCGCAGCAGTCCCGACAGCCGGTAGATGCCGGGCGCGATCAGGGTGGCCGTGCGGAAGCGCAGGATCTCCCAGCGCCCGTGCACGCCCACCGCGATGACGTTGACCGTCTTGTCGGCCAAGAGGGTGGCGCGCGTGGTGCTCGACAGCGTCACGCCGGCGCCGACGTCGACCAGCAGGGTGCTGACCTCGTCGAACTTGTAGCCGCCCGGGCCGGCGCCGAGCACGCTCTGCGCCTGGCCGACCACGGCGCTTTGCAGCACGGTGGCCACCGTGGCATAGGTGATGTCGTCGACGCTGCGCTGTATCGCGGCGCCGCGCCAGCGGCCGGTGCCCTTGACCGCACCATAGATGCCGGGCTCGTCGTCGGCGTCGCGCAGGATCGGGATGTCCAGCAGCGTCAGGTCGGACTCGCCCGGCGGCGCCACCACTACCGAGGGCGTGTAGTCGACGCTGGTGACACCCGACTCGTGCAGCGCGCGCACATCATCGAGACACACCTCAAGCGTGCGCACGCCGTCGGCGTCGTTGGTGCGCAGCACCCGCAGTCGGTAGCTCGAGCCTTCGTGGTCGGCGGCGGTGATGATGTCGGCGCAGTCGATGGCGGCGTAGCGGTCGGACACCGCCAGCGAGCCGGTGTGCGCGGCCACGCGGGCGTCGAGCGCCATCGTCTTGGCGCGCCCCTTGGCCATCGGCGGCTCCAGCACCACGCCCAGGCCGACCTGGCGCACCTCGGCGCTGGCGGTCACCACGCGGTCGCTCTGCTCGCTGCCGGGCTCGTAGTCGGCCAGCAGGTTGTAGTAGGTGACCACGACGGCGGCGGGCTGCTCGATGTCGTTCTCGCGCACCACGCCGGTGAAGGGCTCGCCAGCCTGCCCATGCGCGACGCCGGTGTCCAGGAAGGGAATCGACACCACGGAGGCGCCGCCGCGCCGGCGCGCGCGCAGCTTGTCGTTGCACAGCAGGTCGAAGTAGTAGGCCGCGCCCAGGCGCGCCGTCACCTCGCTGGCCGGCCCGCGCGCCTCGACACCGATCACCTCGACGCCCTCGAGCTCGCTCAGGTCGATCACCGCGTCGCTCAAGGGCCGGCAGCGCAGCCATTCCTCGCGCACGACGTCAGCCAGGTCGACGCCCCCGATCGTGATACCGCCCGACAGGTCGAGGTAGACGTCGTCGATCTGGTAGCCGCGGGTGGCGCCGAAGATGGTGGCGCGGCCACCGACGCTGAACTTGCCGGAGCCGCTGCGGTCGGTCGCCGCCGACACCGTCGTGGTGCCGATGACGCTGCCGTCGATCGTCAAGGTCAGCGTGCTGATGCCGTCGTGGCTGACCACGACCTCGTGCATGTGGTCCGGCGTCAGCGTCGGCCCGACGATGGTGCCCAGGCCGTCGACGCGGATCAGGCCCGTGTCGCCGTAGAACTGCAGCACGTAGAAGTTGACGTTGTCCGGGAACAGCCAGCGCCAGACGATGTTGTTGGAAATGTTGGGCAGGTCGCCCCAGCTGACGCGGCAGTGCACGCGCCAGGCCTGTCCGGCCGTCAGCCCGAACTGCGGCCCGCTGTATTCGACATAGCAGTCGCCGGTGGTCGCCGGCACCTGCAGCACGCCGTCGTGCACGTACAGCATGTCGCCGTGCTCCACCGGCTCGGCGCCGTAGGGGCTGCTGTCGCTGAAGTCGGACGCAAAGCGCAGGTCGAGCTGGCGCCCGGGCAGGCGCCCGGCGCCGGCGGTGGCCACCTCGACCTCGACCAGCGGCAGCTGGCCCGAGGCTCCGGTGTCCAGCCCTTTGAAGAACAGGCTGGCGCGCCCGCGCAGCGCGGTGGCGTTTTCGGTGCCGACGATCGCCTCGTACTCGGGCGGCGGCAACTGCGTGGGGCCGCCGCGCATCAGCGTCATCGACTCCCAGGCATCGGTGGCGGCGCTGGCGGTGAGCGAGTCGTCGTCGCTGTCGGCCAGCGCGGTGTAGACCAGCTTGCCGTTGAGCCACACGCGGGTGATGGCGTTGATCTGGCCGACGGGGCCGTCGGTGTTCTCGGCCAGCAGCAGCCACAGGTGCACCTTGTAGGTATAGGCCGTGTTCTCGGCCACCGGGCCACCCTTGCCGACCTCCTCCTCGTGCGCCACCTCGATCAGCGGACTCACCCAGGCCGGAAAGCCCGCGATGCGCTGGCGCCCGTACACGCGCGGCAGCGTGCCGCCGTAGGTGTAGCGCGGCGTGCGGATGTCCTGACGCGGCCCGAAGTTCTGCTGCGGGCCGTCGATGGTGCGGCCGATCTCACTGCCGACGGCACCACCGATGGCCGAGCCGACGGGGCCCCAGTAGGCACCGACGACCTGGCCGACGACCGACAGCGCACCCTGCCAGCTGCTCATGCGTCCACCTCGGGCAGCCGGAAGGCAGCGACCAGGCGCATCTGCGGTGTCCACAGCAGGCGGTGCTCGACCACCCGCATCAGTTCCGGCGCGCTGTTGGCATGGATCAGCGACAGACCGCCATGGCGGTGGTCGCCAAGGATGCCGGCATGGTGCGGCACACCATCACGCCAGCGGATGACGACGATGTCGCCCGGCCCCATGTCGCGCTGCGCGACGCGGTCGAGGTGCTTGTCGCACATCGCCATCAGGGTGGTGCCGTCGGGCGTGCGGTCGTAGGCCGGCAGCGCTGGCCGCGCGACGCCCAGCTCGTCGAGCACGCCGGCGATGAGCTGCACGCAGTCGACGCCCACACCCTTGACGCAGGCCGCGTGGTGCCAGGGCGTGCCATCCCACGAGCGCGCGCAGGCGACGATGGTGGACCGCTTCATGCGTTCGGTCCCTTGACGATGTCCTCGACCGGCGGCTTGTCCTTCTCGCCCTGGAAGTTCAGCAGGTTGTCGAACTTGTCGCGGCAGTCGAGGTCCCAGCGCTTCTGGCAGCCGGCGATGATGGTGAAGGTGTCGCCCGGCTCGACCAGGTTCAGGCGCGGCACCGCCAGCGTCAGCACGCCGCCGACTTCGTGCAGCACCACCTTGACCGCCGGCATGCCGGCATTGAGACCGCTGGTGAAGGTCAGCAGCCCCTCGGTGAAGAAGTCGGCGCCTTGCGCCAGGCCGCTGGCGACGATGGTGTACTCGTCGGCCACTGACGTGACCGCGACGCCTTCGAACGTCCATGGCTCGAGGTCGACCGTGCAGCGCGTATCGCCCAGGCGGGCGCGGCAGTTGGCCTGGATCACCGACGAGGTGTCGGTGCGCAGCGTCTGCCGCAGGTCGCGGAACTCGACCTTGGCCGAGCTGAGCCCGCGCTCGATGCGGCCGACATGGCCGGACTTGTGCGGGATGACGCCGGCCGCCGGGTCGAGCCAGTTGACCTGGCGGACCAGGACCTCGGCGCCATCCCACACGCCCGACAGCAGGTCGGCGGTGCCCACCAACGGCGTGCTGCCGTAGATGAGCTCGAAGTTGCCCGTGTCGACGTCAAAGCCGATCGCCGAGGCGATGGCGCCTGTCGTCAGGCCCGGGATGTGGTTGACGCCGTCGACCTCGAGCGCCTTGAAGTGCTCGGTCATCGCGAACACCTCGCCGTCGGCGCGCGTGATGGTCAGGCAGTAGGCGAGCGTGGTGACGCGCTGCGCGATGTGGGTCTGCAGCGCCAGCGGGATGTTCTTGCTCACGCCAGCACCTCCACCAGCTTGATCGACGGCAGCCCCTGCAGCTCGCCGTCGGCGCCCTCGTAGCCGTCGATCTCGATGTTTTCCATCGAGTCGTCGGCGAAGGTCACCGGCACGAAGAAGCGCCCCGTCCAGTACGCCGGCGTGCCGGCGGCCAGCGTCACGATGCCGGTCTCGGCGTCGACCTCGGTGATCGACAGCGCCGAGCCACCGGCGCTGTAGACGGCCACCGTGGGCACCTCCGGCTTGCTGATGTCGCGGTAGACGCTGCTGCCGAATGTGTACTTGCGCTGCAGCTGGTACTGGCCACCCCCCAGCGACTGCAGCGCCGAGTTGGTGGCGCTGGCCTGGTAGTCGTTCCAGTCCCGGAACAGGAACCCCTCGTAGGGCGCCCCCATCACCACGTGGTAGGCCGCCAGCACCTCCTCGAAGTCACGCTTGCGCCTGATGCCGTAGCTGATGTCGTAGCGGTGCGGACGCGTTAGCGAGACGAAGTTCTGCTTGCGCAGCCAGCCGTCGGCACCGAAGACCTGCCGGCGCGCGGGCTGCGTCGGGCCGCCGCGCGACTTGCGCGCCACCGCGTCGGACAGCTGCTGCATCAGGATGGCCATCAGGCGGTCCCCCGCGCATAGGCCGTGCGCGCCTGGCGGTAGAAGGCCGCGGCGAGCTGCTCGCCGCTCTTGCGATCGACGTTCTGGCCAAGGGTGATGTTGGCGGTGAAGCTGAACGGCGCGCCGGCGCGCGACCCAGCACCGGGTGCGGACGATGCCGCACCCCATGGCATGCGGCCGACCAGCCCCCCCTGCTCATATCCGGGCAGCGCCGCGCGGCCGCGCCTGGCGGCCTCGTGCAGGCGATCCAGCGCCTGGGCGCCGAGGCGGCGCACCGCCGGCGCACTGAAGACGTACTCCTGGCCGTGGACCACGCCGGCGACCTGCTTGGTGCCGCGGTTGCCCGTGTAGCCGCCGTCGTCGAAGAACAGGTCCAGGGCCGCATCGGTGGCCTCAGTGCCGCCGGCGCCGCCGCTCGACGACGCAGCGCCGCCAGCAGCACCGCCACCACCGAAGAGGCCGGCGAACAGCTTGCCCACGCCGCCGCCCGAGCTGGTGGCGCTGGATGTGCTGGAAGCGGCCGCCAGCAGCTGCAGCGCAATGCCGGCCGCCGTCGACTCGCGGCCGAAGGCGGCGAGCAGTTGCGTGGCGGCCTGTGTTCCGGCGCCGAAGTCACCCACCGCGCTTGACGCCTTGTCGGCTGCGTCCCCAGCGCCATCGAGGCCCCGCTGCACCTGATCGGCGTCCAGCGCGCGGTCGGCGCGCGCCAGGTCGCCCGTCGTGGGCGCGCCAGCGGTGGGCTGCGCGCCGGCCAGGCGCTGCAGCGCCTGCGCCGCGGCGTCACTGGCTTGCCGCAGCGAGTCCAGGGACGCCTGCGCGCCCTGCGGCGAGAACACCGGCGGCGGCTTGATGCCAGCCGCCGTTGGCGAACCCGTGATGCCCAGCAGTCGCTTCAGACCATCGAGCACCCCAGTACCGTAGGATGCCGCCGCCTGACCCTCGCCCGGACGCAGCGGACCGACGAAGTCCGGCTGGCCCGGCTTCGGCAGCGTGAGCGCCGGCGGCTCCGAGTTGAGGCCGACGAGCTGGCCGATGAGGTTCTGACCGGTGCCCTTGCCGCCCGCACCCTTGATGAAGTTGGCGAACTCCTGAGCCAGCGGCCGGGTGGTCACCTCTTGCGTGAAGATGCGCGCGACGTCGCCGCCGATGCCGCGCACGATGTCCTTGAGCTTGCCGCCCTGGAGCACCGCGCGCTCGAAGCCGCCGGCGATGGAATTGCCGATGTCGTCGGCGGCCGAGTCCAGGCGCAGCTTGCGCGGGTCGATCGCCTGGCGCGCCTTCTCGGCCTGCACCTGCAGCTCCTCGAGCCACAGCTGCAGGCCGGTGTCCTTCGGGTTGAGCGCGGCCAGCTCCCGCACCTTGACGATCAGGGCGTCGAGGTCACCGAGCGCCTTCTGGCGCGCCTCGCGCACCCGGTCCTCGGTGGCCAGCAGGCCGTCGCCGGCCCTCTGCGCCTCCAGGCCGGCGCGCTCCTCCGACAGCGCCGCGCGCTGGCTCAGCTCGCCAAAGGACTGCTTGGCGACGTTGACCTGGCGCTGGATCTCCAGCAGGCGGCCGAGGTCGTCGGCCTGCTGCTGCGCCGCCTGGGGATCGGCGCCGCCGCGCTGCAGCAGGCGCTGCGCCTCGCGCACGGTGTTGGCGATCTCCAGCAGGTCCGCCGCCGAGGTCTTGCCCGTGGCGAGGTCGCTGATGCGCGCCTCCAGCGCATGCACCTCGTCGCCCAGCTGCTCGACGGCGCGCTGGCGCTCGATGAGCGACAGCTTGGCCTGCTGGTCGGCCTCGCGCTCGGCGTTGCGCAGCTTGGTGCGCGCCTCGGCGATCTGGTTCTCGACCTCCTGGCGCTCGGCCTTCTTGTCGTCGCCTTTGAGCAGCGGGCTGTTGAGCAGCTTCTGGCGCTCGGCGATCTCGGCTTCGGTGGCCTGGCGCACGGCCGCGAGGTTGTCCCGGCGCGACTTGTCCTGGTCGGCGTAGAACTGCTGCAGGCTCTGCACACCCTGCTGGTACAGCGCCTGCGAGTACTGCTCGTTGAAGCGCAGCGCGTCTTGGGACGCCGCCAGGCCGTCGGTGATGGACTTGACGTGACCGTCGACCACCTTCTTGAGATTGGCCAGCGCCTCGGCCGCCGCCTTTTTCTGCCCGGCCAGGTCGGGCACGTCAGGCGCCGACGGCTTGCCACCCTGGCGCGCCAGGCGCGCAGCCTCCACGGCGTCGTGGCTGGCGTCCGACTGCGGCAGGTTCACTGCGCTGGCCTTGGCCTGCAGGTCCTTCAGCTGCTTTTCCACCCGCAGCCGGCGCTCCTGGCTGATGGTGGTGTCGTCCAGCACCCTCTTGAGCGCCGCGATGCGCTGGATGTCGGTGTCGGGGTCGGTGCCGCCGAACAGGTTCGAGAGCACCTTCCATTGCTCGTTGCCAATCGCCCGATTGCCTGCGATCAGGGTCTCCCAGAAGCCCTTGGCCTCTTTCGTGCCATCGCGGAACCTCTGGATCGACTCATTGATCGCCGGCACGATCTCGGACAGCAGCGCGCGCTTGAAGTCCTTGGAGTTCTTCTCCAATTCGGCGAACTGCTTGTTGAGCTTCTCGGCCTCGGCGGCCTGCTCGGTGGTTACCTTGCCCACCAGCTTCTGCTGCTCGGCCAGGTCGTGCAGGAAGGGCGCCACCTCCTGGATGCTCTTGCCGAACAGTGCAGCAACGATGCGCGCCTTGTTGCCGTCGTCGGCGAAGGCATCCAGCGCGACTGCGGTGCGCCGCAGCGCCTCCGCCGGATCGATGTTCTTGAGCTCCTCGGCGCTGAGGCCGATGCGCTTGAGGATCTCGGCGGCCTCGCTGTCCTTCTTGGCCTCCTTGAGCACATTGTTGAACTTGACCAGCGCGGTGCCTGCGCTCTCGAAGCTGGTGCCGGTTCGCTCGGCCACGTCCTCCAGCGCGCTCAGGTTCTCGATGGACGAGCCCGTGGCGTCCTTCAGGTCGTTGAGGGCATCGATGCCGTTGACGATGTTCCTGAAGTCGATGTAGGCGATGGCCGCCGACAGCGCGGTGATGGCTGCGGTGGCCGGCGTGAAGGCGCCGGCGATCATCGGCCCGGAGCTGCGCAGTGACTCCAGATTGCGCTTGGCACTGTCGAACGCTGACTTGGTCTTGTCGACCGCCGTGATGACGATCTGCGAGTTGCGCGCCTCGCCGACCATCACGCACCCCCGCCGAACAGCGCCAGCATCTCGGCGTCAACCTCAGGCGCAGGCTCGCTGTTGCGCATGATCTCGAGCTGCAGGTGCAAGCCAAACTCCTCGCTGGTCATGGTCCGCTTGAGTTCCTCGAGGGTCCGGCCGAGCCGCTGCGCCAGGATCAGCGCAAACGCCAGGGTCGAACACTCGTCTAGTTTTTTTTGGCGTCCTCGCCGCTCAGGCCCGACAGCGTCCAGGCCTTGTTGAACAGCTCCAAGGCCAACGCCACATGCGATGAACCGAAGTGCGCCCAGCGCGTGGCGGTGTAGACCGGGTTGCCCTTCGCATCGACTACGCAGACAGCCAGCACTTCGGGGATCGCGGAATACAGCGCCGCATCCGGGTTGTCCTGGTTCTTGGCCTTCAGCTTGGCGATGCGCGACTCCATCGACAGCCGTTGCGTCAGGTCAAGCGCCCGCACGCGCACCGCGCCGCCCAGCGGCGGGCACGGCATGTCCTCGAAGGGCAGCACCGGCGCCTGGACGTCAGACGCCGAGATCAGCCGCAGCTCGCTCACGACGCGTAGCGGATCGGGCGGGCCGCGAACGACACATCGACCGAGTTGCGCAATGTCGAGTCCTCGACGGTCGCCACCTGGCCGATCGACCAGAAGCCGGCGAACAGCGTGCGGCTGCCGTTGGGGTAGACGAAGCGGCCCGCCGTCTCGGTGGCGTCGGCGTCGTTGATGACGCCGTAGTGCGCCAGCGTCGGGTCGTCGTAGATCGGCAGCTTGACGTCCACCGCGGTGCGGTTGGTCGGGATCTTCTTGTCATCCCGGTTCTTCATGGTCGAGATGTCGGCGTACTGCTGCTCGCCGCCGTTGACCTGGAAGTTGCGGGTGATCTGCTGCACCTCGGTCCAGGCGGTCACCTCGCGTGCGCTGCCGGTGCCGGCACCCGCCGGGAAAAGGTCGGTGTCGGTGGTGTCGACACCCTCCAGCGTGACGTCGTTGGTGGCCACCGCCGACACGCGCACGACGCGGTTGTCGAGCAGGTCCCAGCCAGAGCGCAGGTGCACGATGTCACCGACACCGACGCCGTGGCCGGCCTCGAAGGTGGCGACAGCCGGGTCGGCGTTCGTGATGGCGCTGATGGTCTTCGAAGCGCCGTAGGTCGAAGCGATCGAAACGGTGGTGCCGATGGCAAGGGTGATGGACATGTTTGCGGGTCCCTCAGGAAAGGATGGTTTCGGGGTCGGTGGGGTCGGTGAAATACAGCGCCGTCACAGGAACGGAGACGATGCCGACGGCCGCCTCGCCCTCCTGCGCCTTGGTGCTCGTGATGTCGCCGCCGGGCTCGGTGCCGTACTGCCGGGAGCCGAACAGCGCCGACAGCGCGTCGGCCGTCATGCCGGCCTGCACACTGTCGAGGTCGTCGATGTCGCGTGCGACGCCGTGGAAGACCATGCGCAGGCGGTGCTCGTGAAGGTTCCCGGACAGCGTGGCCGGCAGCGGCTCGTCGAGGTACTCGACACGCCAGGCCGGCAACTCCGCGAGCCCGAAGGCGTGCGGGTGATTCAAGTGCACCTTGGCCGCCCAGGCCGGCAGCGCCCGCAGGCGGTCGGCATGGTGTTCGGCGACCTGCTTGGCGGCCAGCATCGCTTACGCCTTCGCCAGCGTGGCGCGCACGAAGGCGCCGTCCGGCGCATCCGGCAGCACGGCCCGCACGCGGTAGGTGCCGGCCAGGTGCGCCAGCTGCGCCGGCAGGTCCTCGGCCGCCAGCACGAGCGATTGCCCGCCCGCGATCGCGACCGACGCCTTCAGCAGCACGCTGGGCTCGGTGATGGCAGCCGCGCCGTCGAGCACCTCGACACCCGGAGCGTCGAAGATGACGCTCACGGACTCACCCTCGAGCGCAGCCGTGACGGCAAAGCCGCTGGCCACGTCGAGGAAGGTATCGAGGTTCTCGGTGAACACGGGCTTCAAGCCTTTTCGTCTGCGTCGACGAGCGACGACTGCTCGGCCGGCGGCTGCTGCTGGCGCTGCCTCCTCGGCCGCGGCGGCTCGGCTGCCTCGACCAAGTCGGCCATGCCCTTGGGCAGCTCGCCGTCGATCTCGAAGGCCTCGCCGCGCTTGAACTGCAGCGGCACGAGCGCCTCGTGCCAGCCCTCGGCGCCGGCGGCCAGCTTGACCAGGCCGGTGCAGCGGCCCAGCTGGGCCGCCGTGAGGCGCACCAGCTGGCCGGCGAGCACCGTGATGGCGGTGACGGCGACGTACTTCATGGCTTAGACCAGCGTCACCAGGCAGGCACGCTGCCAGTAGCCGTAACCGGCGCCGCGCCAGGCGTCGATGCCGAACTGCCAAGCATCGTTGTCGAACTCGAACTCGCTGCCCTCGGCCTTGGCCTTGAGCTCGACGTCCTGCTCGGTCTGGCGGATCAGGCCCTTGATCGGGCTGTCGGTGCGGAAGATCGCGAACTTGTCGGTCCACGAGGTCAGACGCGTGTTCATCGCCACCTGCACGTTGAGGTTGGCCAGCAGGTTCGGGTTCAGGTTCTGCTGCAGCGCCGCGGTGGTCAGGCCGGCGGTGGCGGCCACGGCCACCATGTACAGCGACGGCGGCACCTTGACCAAGAACGAGCGCGCGCTCTCGTTCATCGGCTCGCCACGGTCGTCCTTGAAGGTGAGGATCTGCGTGATGCCGGCCAGGATGGCCTGCTGCATTTCCTCGACCGAGGGCGCGGTCGTCGAACCGTGCAGCGCCGCCGGCAGCGTCGAGATGTCGACCGAGATCGAGTTGCTCTGCGAGCCCGAGTCGCCTTCCGAGTGGTCGGTGTCAAAGAAGAACTGACCGTCGTAGCACACGGTCGACGTGCCGGCCAGGATGGCGGCGCTCACGAGGCTCGCCCAGTGCGTCAGCGCACGGTCGGCGAACTCCTGGATGCGCGCCTCGATCTGCGCGGTCTTGTCGCGGCGAGCGTCGCGCTTGGCGACCTCGATGGTGGCCTCGTAGTGCTTGTTGACGATCGTCAGGCCCTGGCCGCTGAAGCCCTTGGCCTGGCGGCCGCCGACCCACTCGCGCATGGCGGGCGATTGGCCGAGGAAGTTGTAGGTCTCGCTGGCCTGGTCGGAGCTGAACAGGTTGGCGACGCCGTTCAGCCAAGCGAGACCGGGGTCGGTTTCGAGCCGGGCGAAGTACATGCCCATGATTGCGCGGCTCGACAGGAGGCTCTGGTCCATGGTGGTGTGTCCTTTCTGGGTTCAGTGAGCCGGAATCAGAGGGAGCGCACCGGCACCGCCTCGAAGTACACGACGCAGGTCGTGCCCGAGATCCAGCGCGCCACCTTGCCGATGGAGCTGTTGCTGGTGCTGGTGAGCGTGAAGGTGTCGTCGTCGGACGCGTAGACCGTCTGGCCGACGTCGTCGGCGCTGGCCACGCCGGTGACCGACAGCACGATCTCGCCGCGCTGCTTGACCAGCACACGCGCCGCGCTGGCAGCACC